GTAAAAAATATTAAGATTGTAAAACCAACAATTAAAAAGTATTTGTATTCATATGTACAAACAGGATTTTTAAGAATAAATGCAGATGAGTCCGCAACAGCGATATACTTACCTGTACAAAGATTTAAAAAGGCAAGTGAAGCACAAGTTTATTCAGACAGTAGGAGATTTATTTAATGTCATTAATTAGTATAGGGAAAAAAATAGGTGATTTAGATATACGAATTGGTATACCACCATCACGTGCTCATTATGATAGACAGGATGCGGCCGCTAAAGCAGGTTATGCTAATAAGTCAACTAATCAAAACTCAATACTTAACAGATTTAGGTCAGGCATACAATCTGCTGAAGGTTTGGCAAGACCCACTCAATTTATTGTAACAATAGATGGACCAAATAATTTATCTAAAGCATTGTTAGAAAGAGGTTTTGATTTTCAAGTTGACGATAAAGAAAAAAGATTTGAAAATTTTAGAAGATTAGCTACAGGATTAAAACAATCATTACAATTAAGATTAGATTTATTTTGTAGTGATGTATCAATGCCTGGTAGAACTATAACAGATGATGTTAATGAACAGTATTATGGACCAAGTAGGTCTTTTGGTAAAAATGTTTCGTTTGAAGAAATGACCTTATCGTTTTATTCAGGAACAGATTTTGATGAAAGAGTTTATTTTGAGGCGTGGCAAAATATGGTAATAGATCCTATATCATATGACGCAGGTTATTATGATGACTATGCCGCACCTTGTAAAATTACAATTACACCTTTAAAGAGGTCGTTTTTAGATACCATATTACAGTATGGTAGTGCTGATTTAACAGTTGACCAATTAAGAAGTTTAGTAGGTACAAATGAGTCTTCATATCAATTACAATGTTATGAAGTTTACCCTAAATCAATTGCTGCTCAACAATTAAGTTACGGTTCAAAAGACGCAGTTGTAAAAGTTGATGTAACATTTAAATACAGATATTGGGCGTCAACAACTGAAAATGTAAGTGCCGTAAGTGATTTTGATAATAGAGAAGTTTATCAAAACAAATATCGTAGAAATACAGAAATACAAGGAGAAAATAGTTTCCTTGATAACTTACCATTTGGTTTAGGTGGTGTTGTTAAATCTGTAGGAAGACAAGTTTACGAAAAAGTAAGGAGAGATTTACCGATAGGTAGAGTAACGGGAGGTCGTGTATTCCCTAAAGGTCTACCAGACCCAAAAATTATACGAGATATATTATATTAAATTATAGGAGTAATAATGAGTTTACCATTAACAAAAGTGCCTGAATATGATTTGAAACTTTCAAATGATGTTACGGTAAGATATAGACCATTTTTAGTAAGAGAAGAAAAAATACTATTAATGGCAATTGAAACAAGGGATGACAATGAAATTACAAAAGCATTTGTTAACATTGTACAATCTTGTGTTGTTTCAAATACAGATATAACCAAGATACCATTTTATGACTTTGAATGGTTATGGTTAAATATAAGAGCAAAGTCAGTAGGTGAAAGTGTTGATTTGAAATTAAAGTGTCCAGATGATGAACAAGTTGTCGTAGATTACACTTTAAAAATAGATGACATTAAACCTAATTTAAATAAACAAGTTGAAACAAAGATTGAGTTTGAACCAGGTTATGGTGTTATTATGAAGTTGCCAACTATAAATGAAGTAGGAAATAAAAAGTCTATTTCAGAATTAACTTATAGTTTAGTAAAAGATTGTATTCAATCGGTTTACAATGGTGACGAAATATTTGACCGAACAGATATAGAAGTATCTGAATTGGAAGAATTTGTAAATAATTTGACAATGAGTCAGTTTAAAAAGATTAGTAAGTTTTTTGAAGAACTGCCTCAAATTGAACATACTATAAAATATAAGAACCCGAAGTCTGGTAAAGAATTTGAGTTTGAAATAAAAGGTGCGGCTGATTTTTTTCAATAACCCTCTCACATGAGAGCCTGGAGAATATCTACCGAACTAATTTTGCATTAATACATCATCACAAGTATTCTTTAACAGAATTAGAAGATATGATACCGTGGGAGAGGGAAATTTATATTGAAATGCTGTTACAGTATTTAAGAGAAGAAAAACAAAGAATAGAAGAACAAAAAAGGAACAAGTGATGGACGAAGTAAAGGTCGCAGAACCAAAACAAAAGATTAGTGTTGATTTAGAAGTTGACACTTCAATAAAAGACTTGGGTGTAAACCCTTATGCTAAACTTATTCATCTAGCAAGAGCAGTAGATAGTTGGAGAATATTTCCAAGAGTATTCATCTCAACATACATCTATTTACTATACAAAGTAGTAATTTGGTATATGAATTTAGAAGGACCTACTATGGAACAAAGTGGTCTAGTATCAATCGTGGTTGGTGCTGGTGCGGCTTGGTTTGGGTTATACACAGGTAGTAGAGCAAAATCAGATAAGAAGTAATAAACAATGGCAAAAGCACCAAAAGGACCAAAAGTAAGAGAGTCAAAGGTTAACTTTGATACTGAACCCGAAAAACAGGTAGAAGGTAAACAGACAAAAGAAACCTTTAGACCTAAAATAGGACAGTTACGTCAAAAAGAGTTTGGCACCATCTTATCAAAACAAAAGAAAAAGTTTAAAGAAGAAGGTGACAGTTACATCTTTGGTGAAACTATGGTCAATTATTTTGACCGTGTAAGAAAAGGTTATAATTACACAGATGAGTCAATGCAAAAAGAAAATATAAGAAAACCTGTAAGGGATTATATTTTTGATTATGGTTTAGCATTAGACGGTTTAAGAGATTTAGGTTTTGATGAAATGAACGACTTTCAAAAAGTCACTTCACAGTTTTTACAAAATCTACCAAAAGCAGGTTTAACAGAAAAAGAATCAACTGTTGTTACAAATCTGGTAGGTAATGTAAACGAAAGATTAAAAGACCTATTAGGTGTAACAACAAGATTAAAATTTGGTGTAAAAGACTTTTTAAAACAATTTACACCACTTAAATTATTACAAAGATACGCACCAGGTCCTGTTGCTGATTTTGCTGCTAGAATTGAACAAAGAAAAGAACAGGCAGAAAGACAACAACAAAGAACTAGAAGAGCAATTATTAAAGGTGGTAGAAAAACAGGTGGTGGTATATCAACTGCTGAGCAAGACTTCTTTGGTGGTCCTGAAGAAGGTACTGGTGCTCGTAGAGAAGAACTAGCACAAAAAGGTGCCTTTGAACAAGTATTTACAGGTGGTCCTGTAATGCCATCCATTGATAGAGAAACAATGGTTGAAGAAGAAAGAGAATCCGATAAACAGTACGGCGAAACAAAATCAATACTTGAAAAATTACTAGAGGCACAATTAGAAACAAACGAATTATTAGGTGGTAAAGATAGTGGTATAGTAGATACTGCTAAAAATATTGCTACAGAATATGGTGATGAAGCACTTGCAGTAGGTGCTGTTACACTATTCAGAAAAAGGCTTGCAGGTATTATAGGTAAAACATTAACAACATTTGGTTTAGGTAAATTTGGTGGTGATTTTTTAACAAAATACTCAACTAAAGGAACTAAAGGAAAGAATTTAAAAGGCGCTGACGCTGATACAAAAGAAACTAAAAAAACACCTAAAACAAACAAAGCAAATAGAATATCAAAAGCAACTAAAGTTATAAAAACAGGTGCAAAAGGTTTTCTTGGCAAAGTACCTTGGTTGGCACCTATTATTGCAGGATATGATTTAGTATCAGGTGCTACAGTTGACGCAAAAGAAATATTAGATGTTGCACCAGATGAAGAAGTAGGATTTTTAGAAAGATTAGCAGCAGGTGTTTCAAAGGCAGCAGAGTCATTTACATTTGGTACTTTAGACGCAAAAAAAACTGCTAGAGTTTTGCTTGGTAAAAGAACTGAATCAGAAAAAATACAAGATATGCAAAATATACCATCGGCTAGTACATTTTCTGAAGACGGTAGCGATATAATGACAAATATACCATCAACAGCAAAAGCAGATGAAATTATAGCAACCAATTTAGATAAAGATGTGGCAACAGGTGTTAATACTATTAATAATAACTTGACTAATTCAAACAACGTTGTAAACAATATTGATAACAGTAGCACTAAAAATGTGTCAAGTGATGTACCATTAAGTCCAATTAATAATGATCCAATAATTACTAATTCATATTAACCTAAAGGATTAAGATAAATATTACTATGTCAAATAACAATTTTGTAAACAGAATATTCAATGGTTCTAATCCAGCAGGTAGTCTTTTTAATAGAAAACCATTAAGAGATATAGGTAGATTGGATAGACAGTCACAAACTTTTAAAAAATCATCAAATCTATTAGTCTATCCTGAACAGGCCGCAGACCAACAACACTTTGTTGTATTTGACATTATACAAAGAATGCCAAGTAATCAACAAGGACCAACATCACCAAGTAGAATTGGTGCTGGTGGTGCTCAAGGAATTATACAAGGCAATACAAGATTTTTAGGAGATGGTTTAACAAATTTAGCAAAAAGAAATGTAATTAAAACAATTGCTTTATATATGCCACAAACTATTGCTTTTACATCAACCATAAATTATGGTGATTTAGAACTTGGTAACATAATGGGTAATGTTAAATTAGTAATAGACTCAATTAAAAAAGGTGATTTTAGTGCTGCTTTAGATTCAGCAAATCTACAAAGATTTATACCTACTGAAACAGGTAGAGGTATTGCACAAAGAACAACAAACACTACACCTGCTGCTTATAAAGATGTATTGTTTGAAGGTATTGATTATAGAACATTTAATTTTACATTTAAATTTACACCAAGAAATGCTTCCGAATCAGAGATAGTAAAAGAGATATGCGAAACATTTAAGTATCACTCATTACCTCAATCCAGAAGTGGTACAGGTTCAATTGCTTCTTATAATTTACCTGAAGAATTTGTTATGAGATTTTATTACAAAGATAAACCAAATAAATTTATTGATGTGGTGGGTTTATGTGCTTTACAAAGTGTACAAGTTACATACGGTGGTGATAAATTTTCAACTCATAAAGATGGTAGTCCAGTAACAACAGAATTAGTATTAACATTTAGAGAACTAGAACTAATAGAGAAAAATAGATTTAAAGATTTAACACAATTAAGAGATAAGTAATGCCAAAGTATTTTAATTATTATCCAAAAATTTACTATGATGCTGTGGGTGACGGTAACCCTAAAGTGGTTACAAATATATTAAGACGTGTTAAATTAAAAAATGGATTAAAAGACTCTCTATCATTATTTGATGAGGTAGAGGTACAAAATGGTGAAACACCAGAAATTATGTCTGAACAGATTTATGGTGACCAACAATACTATTGGGTTATTTTATTGTTTAATAATATTAAAGATAGATTTTACGATTGGCCGTTAGACAATGTACAGTTTGAACAATATGTAAATGACAAGTATTCAAATCCAAACGGTGTTCATCATTATGAAATTGACCAAGAAAGTGGTGATACCACTTCAAGTGATAACTCACACAAGATTCAAGTATCAAGTGGCACGTCTGGTGCTACATCTGTAACAAATTATGAATATGAACAAAGAGAACAATTGAAAAAAAGAACCATAAGACTTTTAAAACCAGATTTTTTAAATTTATTTGTAAACGAATTTACATCACTTATGGGTTCTTAACAGTATGACCTATGCCATATATACACGAAGATAATCCAAAAACAGTAGAATACGACAATAATTTTTATCGTATTCAAGGTGATGTACGAGTCGGAGATATTTTATTATACAGTTATAGAGGTGTTGATGGTCCTGTAATTGATATTACCGACACAACTATTTCATTTACGATTTACGAAAGTATTGATAATAATTTTATTACAGGTGAATTATTGTTTAATGATACAAAAGGTTTACATACAAAGTTTCCTATTATCGGACAAGAGTTTTTAGAATTTAAAGCAAGAACACCTATAGATAACGATGGTGATGAAGAAATAGATTTTACTAATCATAGACTACACGTTTACAAATCCCAAGCAATTAAACAATCACAAAATGCACAAGCAATAATGCTATCGTTTGCGTCTGTAGAATTAAGTCGTAATCAAAGAGTTAAGGTATCACAAACATTAAGTGGCACCTACGGTGAAATGGTTGACAAGTTAGTTAAAAGTAAATCATATCTAAACAGTAAAAAGGTTTGTATTGTAGATGAAACTAAAGGTAATGATAAGATTACATTTCCTAATTTAAGACCAGTTGATGCTGTAAATATGTTAGCAAGTATGGCAGAACCAAAATCATTTAAGTCTGCTGGTTACAAGTTTTTTGAAAACAAAAGAGGTTTTCATTTTAGATGTATGGAAGGTTTATATCGTACGGCAACTAACGACAATGAAGTAAGACCGTTTATTGCTTACTATGATTTAAGACAGGCAGGTCAGGCCGCATTTGATGGTACAAATACAAACTATTTACAGGCATTACAAAAACCATATGGATTTAAATACAACACCGTATTTGATACGGTATCATCATCACGTTTAGGACACTTTGCAAGTAAGACCATATCCCACGATATGTACACTAAAACTTACAACACGATTAAGACGTCCTATACTGAACAGTATTATAGAAGATTACATATTGAAAATATTAATCCATCTTCATATCACGGTATTATGCCACCATCACCTGTTGAATTAGATGATGACCATAGTGCTGACGATAGTAATTATGGTTTAAAAAATAAAAAGGTCATAGACAATTTAAACAACACCGTATTAGGTAAAACCAATAACCGTGCCAAGTATTCAGACTATTTTGACTCTCGTATAAGAGTTGTACCTGATACCAGTAAATTACACGAAAACATAACAACAGGTGATGCTGCTAGAATTACAGCAGATTACACTAACAGTATTGATACGTCCAGATATATTTCAATTACTATTGAAGCACCTGGTAATTTTACCGTATCAGCAGGTGATTTAGTATGGGTTGATTATCCAGAGTTTTTAGAAGAGGCAGAATTAGATAAAAATCCAGAAAACGTTAATCCTATGTTAACAGGTCGTTATCTTGTCAAGGCCGTTAATCACACCGTTGATATGAATACTTATAAACACCGTATGTCAATTGTTGTTGAACGAGATGTATATTCAACATATCAGGACTTACCTGCTTATGACTTTCCTGAATACTCATCAAAAGTTATTAATACAATTTCAAGTGCTATTTCTACTGATACCTTTCAACCGATTGATACAACAAAGGCATTTATTGAATTACCTGATGGAACAAAACAATTGTATAAAGAATTACGAACAAAAGTGCCTAGCAGTCAAATACAGACGGTAGAAGACGTTGCCACAAATTTAGGGTTTGACATCAACAATTTAACAGATGCCCAAAATAAAGCAGTAAATGCCGTGGTAAACAGTACAACTAATCGAGTTAAACAAAACAAGTACATCGCCGCAATAAGTGATAAAGTTGCAGAATCTAGGTCAGCAATAACTAATATCATTAAAAACGCAAGTGGTATCTCATTACCTAATCTACCAACAAGTATAGAAGGTATAAAACAACTAGGTTTATCAAAGGGTATTAACTATATATCAAACGCTGTTAAAAACAATGCCTTTGTACAATCAGCAAATATGGTGTTTAAACAATCAGTAGGCAGAGCAACCTCTTTTGTAAAGTCTATATTTAAATTCTAAAGATGAAAAACATTGAATATCCTCAAAGTTTATTGCGAGTTTTGAAAAATTTTTTCCAGAACAACCCTATAGCGGCCCTATGTAAGGTTCATGTAGAGCAAATGTACAAAGAATGTAAGAATAAAACTAACAATTATATAATCTAAAGGATCAAAGACAATTTGAACACAATGATAGAAAACATTCCACTATATAACGCTGGATTATTGCAAGAATATGACTATAATGAGCAGATGTATGAACAAGATACCTTCTATTATCCAAAGAATTACAAAGGAAAGAACAATGTAAGGCCTGGTCTAGTGCTTCGCACCGCGGATGCCTACGCAGATTGTTTAAATACGGATAAATATAATAGCTTGACAGGATTAAATACGGTCATTTATGGGAATTTTTAAGGCACACTAGGAGAAATTATGGAACAGTATTCAGATTTTATGGGCAGAGATGGGTTTCTTTGGTTTGTAGGTGTTGTAGAAGACCGACAAGATCCCGACAAACTTGGCCGTGTTCGAGTACGTTGTCTAGGTTTTCACACAGATGATAAGAAGTTATTGCCTACTTCAGATTTGCCTTGGTCTCATCCCTTACTTCCTATTACTTCATCAGGCATATCAGGCATCGGCCAGACGCCATTAGGACTTGTAGAAGGTTCGTGGGTATTAGGTTTCTTTAGAGATGGTAAGTATGCACAAGAACCTGTAATACTTGGGGCATTACCTGGGCGGCCTACTTACACAGGCGCAGAGCAATTACAAAGAGGTCTAGGTTTTTCTGATCCCAATGGTGTGTATCCTCGTTACAAAAATGAACCTGATACCAATAGACTGGCCGTCAATGATGAAATTATACCGATAGTTGAATTTCGTAAACTTACAAGAATTACAGGTATTCCTACTGCTAATATCATTTCTTTAGTTACGGCCGATGACGCACCTCAAACAGTAGGTGGTTCAGATGGTGACCTTTGGTCTCAACCCGAAAACACATACGCTGCTAAATATCCTTACAATCACGTTATGGAAACAGAAAGCGGCCACATACGAGAATATGACGATACACCCAATGCTCGTAGAATATTAGAATATCACGCAAGTGGTACAGAAACCGAAATAACCAACAATGGTACAAGAACGACCATAATCAAAGACTCAGACTATAACATTACTGAAGTGGATTCAAAGATATACATTAAGGGTGATAAAGATGTCACAGTAGGCGGCCGTTATAAGATATTTCTTAATACTGATGGTGCTGCTGGAAATCACTATGATATACAAGTTGGGCCAAACGCAAACGTCAATATACAAGTAGATAAAGGCGATATTAATTTACAGACCATTGAAGGCAATATGAATATGAATATAGGTGGGGATTACAATCTATTAGTTGGTGGAGATTATAAGGTCAAAGTATTAGGTGTTATTGAAGAAACCTCATTTAAGACCACAACAAGAAGAGCATCAAGTAGATACCATACGTTTGGTAGTCCGATTGACCATAACTAGACTATTAAGACTAGGCCAGGCTTCTAATCTATAAAAGTAGTAAGTAACATATGAATATATCAAACAAGGCCCTATCTGAGCAGCAAACCCGTTCACTACTGTATAGACAAATTTTTTTCGTGCTATTTTTTCTACTACAAGTCGGCTGTGTCAAACTGTCGGTTGGATGTGATATAGACAATATAGACATAGATAACAAACGAGCCGCGTTAGAGAAATGCAAAGAAAATCCTAACGTTACAGTCAAGGGTGAGTTTTAGTGAGGATACTTACTTTTATACATAGTTATGTTGAGTCCCAGAGGAAAGGTGCTAGAGTAGCAAATATTACATATGTTAAAACTTACAGATAAAGCAATATCAAGGTTATCGTTTCTTTCAGCGACCAAGAACAAAGACTATGTACGTTTATCTATTAAGGGTGGTGGATGTGCAGGTTTTGAATATGACTGGTCTTACACGAATAAGGATGGTGTAACTCGTACTGATATGGTACTTAAAGAAGTATTAGTCATTGATAGAATGTTTGAATTGTACTTGTTAGGCTCTACGTTAGATTATGTAGAAGACGACTTTAAGGCCGAGTTTCGTTTAGTAATCCAAATAGTAAAAGCAGTTGTGGCTGTGGTGAGTCGTTTTCTATATAAACGCAAAAATTTTTCGCAAAACTTCGAGTCTACTTTAATGTTAACTGTGCGGTTTTTATATAAATAATATAGATTATAATTTTATATTTTTTTTACTTCCGAACATTGTCGAAACCCACAAGAGGACTTACTAAAGGACTTACACTTATGCCTAAAAAGCCTAAGAAGATTACGATTACGTCTTTAAAGAAAAAGGCGCCTAAAATACCGTCACATACTTGTGTCAGTATAGATAATGTTATCAGTAAATTAGAAAAGTTAGTTGAACGTAAAAAGGCGTTAGATAAAAAATCACTTAAAGACTTAACCAAACGATTAGAAAAATTAAGAACGGCCAATGAGAATCTACGAGAAGGTGGTATCTATTGGTACGAAAAACTAAAACTGTTATTAAAAAATAGATAGGAGGTCTCCTATGAATTATTACTTTACAGGCACCCTTATAATATTGTTTATTTTATTTGCGTTATTTGTTACACCTTATCCATATTAAACTTTTGTTACACACGGTTTCCTATTGTTAAATACTATTGAGCATATTATTGCTCATATCTCTAAAGTAAAACATAGGAAACCTAAATGAGAACATTAATTATAAGTTTAGTAATGATTTTGATGACAACTATATCATATGCAAGGGATCAAATTTCAATTGTTGGTTCTTCAACCGTATTTCCATTTTCAACAGTCGTAGCAGAAAAAGTTGGTAAGCAAGGTATTAAAACACCTGTGATTGAATCAACTGGTACTGGTGGTGGTATGAAATTGTTTTGTAAAGGTGTCGGTGTTCATACACCTGATATGACAAACGCAAGTCGTGCCATTAAACCAAAAGAAAAACAGATGTGTTTTGAAAATGGTGTTACTGATATTTCACAAGTGATTGTGGGTTTAGATGGTATTGCAATTATTCGTTCACTTCAAAATGAACCTATAAACTTTACAC